AATGAAAATTTATAAAATCACAATAAAAAATTTTCATAATTAGCAAAATAATAAATTACATCTAATGAGAATATATAAAATCACAATACTAAATTTACAATAATAAATTTTCATAATTAGAAAAATAATAATAAATAATATCTTATGAAAATTTATAAAATTACAAAAATAAAATTTTATAATTAGTAAAATAATAATAAATCATATTAATTGAAAATTCATAATATAAATAAATAATTATTCTTATAGAAAACATGGCGTTGATTAATGGTTGTATTACTATTTTATTCTTATTTAAAATATTTTTGATAATAAAAAATAGTAATATAACCATTTGACAACGCCAATATAATATTAATAAAAATGAATCATAAAATACATTACAAATTAAAAATTATTATATAACTAAATAAGACAACATTAAAATTATGATTTTATATATTTATATATCTCTTTAATTTTCAAATATAATATTTTATTTAGTAATGTTTTTCCCATTAATGCATCTAAATATTCATCAAAAAATTTTATTTTATCATTATATATAATTGCTGCTTTTTTTGGGTATTTAGCTTCATCTAATGAAAATAATAATACATTAAAAGGATTATAAAAAATATTTCGATATTGATATAATAAACTTCCAAAAGGTTCATTATTAAGTGGTAATAATTGAACATAATTATATTTATCTATTGCATCTTCTGATTTATATTTTATATATTTGTATATATTTTGATCTATAATAGTATAAAAATTTATAAATAAATTATACATTTTACTTAATTTTTGTTTATAATAATACATATCTAAATAATAAATTATTATCCAATATGAAATATTATATAAAAATGATGGATCATATTTAGTTTTTTCATTTATATCTGCATTTAAAAACATTATTAAAGAACCATTACTATTATTAAAATCGCAAATTGGAGTTCCATTTAAAATAATTGTATTTTCTGTTATTTTTTTTATATTTTCTACATTTTCAACATTTTCTATATTTTCTACATTTTCTAAAATATTTGCTTTTGAATACATAACTAAGCATGTAGCCAACTTTAATAATTTATTAAATATATCTTTTGGTATTGCTTTATCAATAATATCTTCTGTATCTATAAATATTGTTTCTGGTGGCTGTGATACTATTGTTTTTCTAATTAATATTTCATTTTTTATAATTTTGCCTTTTTTATATGCAATTAAATCAATTAATAAGTCTAATAATAAACATTCATCATTTGCAAATTCAATCTTATTTTTTATCTTGATTTTTCTATAACTTTCATTAAATTTTATACTACTTATTTGCAATTTACAACCAAAACAACATGCAATAATATTATATAATATATTATCATATGCTAATTCTTCTTTATAATAATCCCATAATCTATTTAACCATACACTATATGGAATATTACCTTTATAGTCCAGTGCTATTTTACTTTCTGTATCAACTAATTTATCAAATATACTTGTTAAATATAAGATTTGTTCTGGGTTGTTATCATAAATTGTAATATTGTGACATTCTTGTAAAGTTAAAAAAGAATCACAATCACGAACAATAACTAATGCAACTGAATTATCAATCATTGAAAAAAATCTATAAATACGTGCATCATGTATATTTTCTAATTTACAATTATAATAATATATTTCTACATTTGATGCAATATTCATATAACTTATAATATCACATATAGTTTGTAAATTACATATGTCATATTTATCAAAAACACTAATATTTACATTTAATAATAAACCAATATAATCTAAAAATTTATAAATAGAATAATCAAAATAACATCTAATTATAAAATCATTTAACCCATAATATGCAGTTTTTATATTTCTTTTAAGATTAACTAAATAAGAACATAAAGTTTTTATTTTTGATTTTATATATTCATTATATGTGTCATTACATTCATTTTCATTTGTATATGCTTTAAATTTTTTTTCAATCGCATTTTTGAAATAAATTAAAAATTCTTTTATATTTTCAAAATCATCATCTTTACTATACCTATCAAATATACATCTTTCAATAATTCTACTAATTCCATAACTAAACTTTGTATAATCATAAAATTTTTTATTTCCTTTTACATATCTTGCAATATCATCAAATACTTCATATTGTTTTTTTTCATATTCTTCTGGTTGCTGAATACTTTCTAATTGTTTAATACTTTCTAATAATTGACTTAATATTTTTCTTATATCTGTTATATTTTTAACGATTATATCATACTCATCATATATTAAATATAAAGAATATGCTAAACATTTACAACAATTATGTTTTATAACTGAACTATATAATTGTTGTTCATCATTATTAAATATTTCAACATCTTTCAAATATTTTAACATATTAGTTGGATCATATGTAAATTTATAATATTTTTGTTTTTGTTCTGCACTAATTTTTTTTATTCTTAATTTACATATTTCATCTTTTTCGATTGATTCTGTATTTTTTTCTAGATAATATATTGGATTTATATTATCTTTTAAATTTTTTAAACAATTTTTTAAGCATTCTGCTAATTTTTGTTTTTCTAAATCATTATGACATTTATAACATAATATATCACTTATCATTTCACTTATTTTATTTATATTTTTACATTTTATACATGTATACTCTAATTCTTTTTCACTCATAACACTCATAATATTCTTATACTAAAAAAAAATAAATAATCTACTATTTATTATCAAATTTTATAAAATATAATTATAATGAGAAATTATACTTATGAAGAATACATGAATAAAAAACTTGATTTTTATAATTTACTTTATAATATAATTGAAAAAAGATTTAATAATATAAAAACAGGAGGAGGAAATAAAAAATGGCTAACATTACAACATAATGGAGTTGTATTTTATCCAGAATATATCCCCCATAAAGTGAAAATATTATACAATGATCGAGAAATTATATTAAATAAAGAAGCAGAAGAATTTATAACATATTATGTTAATGAAAAATATGATAAATATAGAACTGATAAATTTAAAAAAAATTTTTTTAATGATTGGAAAAAACTATTATCACCAGAATTAAAAATTATTATTAAAGATTTTAATTTATGTAATTTTGATGAAATAAAAAGACATTTAATTTTAGAAAATGAAAATAAAAAATTATTAAAACAATCTAAAACAAAGGATGAATTAAATGAAACAAAAAAAGAAAAAGAGCAACAATATTCAAAATATAAAATAGCAATTGTTGATGATAAAGAACAAGTTATTGATAATTTCATGGTTGAACCGCCAACAATATTTATTGGCAGAGGAAATCATCCTTTGTCAGGAAAAATTAAAAAAAGATTATATCCAGAAGACATAACATTAAATATTGGTAAAAATATGAATATTCCAAAACCAGAAATTATTAAAAATGATGAATATAATCCAAAAAAATATGAATGGGGGAGCATTATAAGTGATAATACATTAGAATGGATTGCAAGTTGGCAAAATAATGTCACAGGCAAATATAATTATGCACGATTTGGCAGAAAATCAGATTTTAAAATGAAATCGGATGAAAAAAAATATGATAAGGCAAAAATGTTAAAAAAGAAAATTAATAAAATAAGAGAAATAAATGAAAAAAATATGAATTCAAATAATAATCAAATCGCACAATTATCAACAGCGCTATATTTAATAGATAATTTAGCATTAAGAGTTGGCAATGAAAAAAAAGAGGATGAAGCAGATACAGTCGGTGTGACAACATTAAAAGTAAAAAATATAGAATTATTAGACGATTATATTTTAAAATTAGATTTTTTAGGTAAAGATTCAATAAGATATGTAAATAAAATAAAAATACCAGAAATAGTTTATAATAATATTAAAAAATTTATAGAAAATAAAATGAGCAACGATGAAGTATTTGATTTAATTGATTCAGATGATTTAAATTCATATCTTAGAAAATTTATGAGAAAATTAACAGCAAAAGTTTTTAGAACTTTTAATGCATCATTATTAATGCAAACTGAATTAAAAAAAATATTAGCAAAATATAAAGATTATGATAAAGCTGATAAATTACAAGTCATTATTCATGAATATGAAATGGCAAATCTCAAAGTAGCTAAATTATGTAATCATCAAAAAGAAGTATCTAAAAATAAAACATCACAAATTGAAAAAACAGGTGATAAAATAAAAGAAATAACAGCTAAAATTAATAAATTAAAAAGACAAAAAAAAGATAAAATTGAAAAAGGACAAAAAACAACTAATATAAATAAAAAAATATTGTCATTACAAGAAAAAATAAAATTAATAAAAAAGAAAAAAACATTACAAACAGAATCAAAATCACTATCGTCCGGAACATCGAAAATAAATTATATTGATCCAAGAATAACAATTGCGTTTCTTAAAAATATTAAATTAATAGATAATATTGATAAATTTTTTAGTAAAACACAATTAACACAAATTACATGGGCATTGACAGTTGAAGATAATTATAAATTTTAATTATAAAGATATGTTAATCGACGTTGATTTATATGATGAACTTGATCGAATACATAATGAAAATGAAAAAAGAAATAATATAAATATAAATATAATCAAACCAAAAAAAAATATTTTTACTAAAATATTTTTATTATTTTGTTGTTGCTCGTGTAAAAATAACAATAATAAATATGATACTTTATAATAATATGTTTTGTTGTTTTCGTAGTCATAAATATAAACATTATAGCTTTGATTGTGAATTTTGTTTAAAACATCATTGCATGATTAAAAAAAATTATTATATATATATTGCAAAATATAGCAGACGTGGTAGCATTATAAAAATAACTCCTTGTAATTATTATTATGAAGATTTAAAAATATGTATTGAATGTTCAAAAATATTGAATATTCCAATAGTTTAATAAGTGTTTATTAATTAATACAAATGCTATACGAACTTTTTGCGGCTTTAATATTATTTTTAGTTTTTACTAAAAATAATAATGATATTGACTTATTTATGTCTTGGTGGAGTGTGTATTATGGCATAATTCTCATTATATTTTTATTCATTAAAATGTATTGTAACAATAATATTAAATTAATTTAATTAATTTTATATGTATCACATAAATTAATTGCTCCTTCATACATATTTTTAGTATGTATTAAAGATACATTTTCTAAATCTCGTGTATTTTGATTAAAATTAATAGCATCATGAAACATATAACTAGTATCTTCTAAAAGACGATTATTATTAATAATTATTTTTTGATTAAAATTACTTGCGCCATCAAACATATGCGCCATATTTCTTACATTTAGAAAAATTAAATTATCAATATTTTGATTAAATTTTTTAGCATTAAAAAACATATAACTTGTGTCATTGACTTTTAATGTATTAAAATTAATTCTTTGATTAAAATTATGAGCATCAGCAAACATACATTTCATTGTTATTGTATTATTTGTTATAAAATTACATATTCCATTAAATTTTGTAGCATTATTAAACATATAACTCATGTCTAATACATTTTGTGTATTAAAATTTAAATTTTTATTAAATTCACATGCTCCAGAAAACATAGCTTTCATTGTTTTTACATTACTTGTGTCAAAATTTGTTAATTCTTGATTAAATACTTTATTATTTAAAAATAAATATGACATATCATATATTGCAGATGTATTAAAATGGTCAATACTTTGATTAAATAAAGAATAACTAAACATATATTTTATATTTTTTACATTTGATGTATTAAAATATATTAAATTCCCGTTGAATATTGTTCTACAAAACATATAACTCATATCAATAACTTTTGATGTATCCCACATAAGGCATTCTGAACCTGAGTCAAATAATAAAGCATTACAAAACATAAAACTCATATTTGTCACATTTGATGTATTCCATGATGTTAAATTTTGATTAAATGATGTAGCATAATAAAACATACATGACATATTATTAACATTTTGAGTGTTCCATAATGATATATCATTATTAAATGCTTTTGCTTCAAAAAAACAATAACTCATATTAGTAATTTTTGATGTATCCCATTTTGATATATCGCCGTTAAAATAAAAATTTTTAGCAAATATTTTACTAATATCTGTTACTGTTGATGGTAAATAATTTGGTACTTTAATTAGATTTATAAATCCTGCGTAATTTAATTTTTTTATTTTATTAAATCCATAGCTTTCAATTTCTGTAATATATTTATTATCTGTTCCTTCAAATATTTCAAAATCTCCTGAAATTATTATTCTATAAATTCCAATATTATTATATATATGGTTTAATTCATTGTTAATGGTATCATCACCCCAATTAATTAATAAATTATTATGATTTTTAATATTAAGATTTACAATTGTATTTTGTATTGATATATTACATATTATATCCATTGAATTACAAAAATCATATAAAAAATTATATAAAAATTTTTCATTTATAATATTATTTAGTTCATTACTAAATAATGTTTTCATATTAATATTATATAATTAAATTTTATCATTAATTTCTTAATTTAGTTGCTATAATTTCATCAATAAATCCATTTTTTAAATATTGTTCCGCATTCATCCATGTTTCTTTTAATAATAATTCTTCTATTTTATTCGTTTCATTTGTATTATTTATATCAATTCCTCTGCATTCTTGATAAATATGAACAAGTTTATTATGTAAATCTTGGCAATGTTCTGTATATTTCATTATTTTAGTAAAATTTGTATATCCACAACCCGTTGAAAGTTCATGAATCATCGCACTCGCAAATCTTGTCATTTTTCTTTTGTCTGCAATAATGCACATTGTTGTTCCTGCTGATGCGACTCTTCCAGTTATAATAGATGTAAATCTAATATTACAATATGTGTCTCTTAATAATGAAATATAATCTACAAAATCTAAAATATCATGAACACTTCCTCCGGGTGAATTTACAATATATGTTATTGTTACAATTTCATATGCTGCCGCCCCTTTTGGCACTTGTTTATTCTCATCATATTTCACAAGTTTGTCTTTCTTATTTTCAATAATTGTTGCTATTAATTTTTTCATTCTTGTTATTGTCTCTCCTGATACTTCTGTATTAAAATGTATTTCATTTTCTCCAGCAACAAAAATACTCTTTTCATATTCATCACAAAAAAGTTTACTATGTATAAATTCTGACAACTTTATTTTTTTTCTTGGATTTTCGTCATATTCATTAATACTCATTTTTATATATTTAT